TATCCTTGCAGCACCGCTTGCTGTGTGCCAGGAAGTTGGCTATTTGGTGGTGAACAGTGAAGAGAAAGTTGTGGTTATGCGCTCATGGTGTGTGGACCGGGATGACAACCATGGAGGTGGCGCTATTGCTATCCCAAAAGGATGGATAAAGAAAATAGAGTATTTGGAGGTTACACATGCAGACGTACGAAATTAATTTATGGTTAGATAAAAGAATAATAGAGAAAATAGTAAAGGAATTTAAAGATGATAATGCAGTATTACAATACATTGGGGATAACTACGATAAAGAAGATGAGCTACCTAGGTTGGATCAAGAAAAAGGATATCTTAGACCTAAACAAAATTCCATCATTATCACCTGGTCAAAGATATCAACATATATTAGAAAGAAAGGTCCTAAAAGAATACTTCTTGATAATAGTGAGAAAGAATTGAAAGATACTTTAGAAAAGTCTATTACACAGGAAGTAATAAATGAGTGGGGATACAAAGAAATGTTAAGACATACAAAAAGATCTTATGGTCCTAATCCCAAAGCTAAGGGATTTAATGACAGAAAATAAAGGTATTGGCAAAGTATTATGAGTAATGATAAAAAGAAGCTAGGATTAACAGAGAAACAAGCTAAATTTCTTTATATAATTCAACAATTTATAGATAATAATGGGTATTCACCATCGTATGAAGAGTTAAAACAATTGAACAACATGAAATCTAAGAGCAATGTGCATGCATACATACAAAGCTTAAAAAAACGAGGATATCTGCAGGATATTCCGTATTCTAAGAGGAGTATTGTAGTACTATGATTTGGTATTGTATTAGGCGCTGGATGCTAAAAAGTTTTTTATTTTTTTCTAAAGTAGATTCTAGCCAATACCGTAATACCTTTTCTCAATTCTCTATATGGGATAAGGGATACAGAGTATTACGGAGGTATTACGAGTTCATGGTAAATAGGTCAAATTATTGTATTTTGGAGTCAAAATGAGTGAAAAAGATATATATACCAGTAAGTTAGATGCACTTGAAAAAAAGGTGGTCCGTAATACCATCCGTAATACTCGTGATATGGCATTAAAACACCCAAAAGGCGCTGATGGATTGACTGATAGGCAAAGAATATTTGTTGAAATATATGTAGCTAATGAGGGTAGACTAACACCTACTGAATGTGCAAGACAAGCTGGTTATAAGAAAGAACGTGCTGCAACAACAGCTTCTGAATTATTAAATATTGATAAGTATCCTAAAGTTGTATCTGAAGTTAGAAAGAAAAGAAATGAGATATATGAAACACATAAGGTAGAAATGAAAAAACATGTAACTGAACTTGCAAGGTTGCGTGAGAAAGCATTACATGATAAATCACACAGTGCTGCAATAAATGCAGAAAGATTGCGTGGTCAAGCTGCTGGTTTATATGTTGAACGTAAGGAAATTAGAACTGGTTCTATAGATGACATGTCCCGTGATGATGTACTTAAACAATTAAAGGAGTTAGGATTAGATGGATCGTTTAAAAAAGAAGGTCATAAAACTGTTCTCTCGGTCGAAGAGGAATCCAATAGCAAAGGACCTAAAGACATCACAGAAATATCATCAGAGAGTAGTAAAGGACAAGAAAAAGTATGACCGTAAAACCAGAAACAAATTTTTGGAAGAGTTTCAAGAAGTATTTAGACGATGGTAAATACATGTCATCTCGTATTGAGTCCTACGTTACACCAGGATTCCCAGATTGCGTAATTTATCACGATAAGTGTGGATTCTTTACAGTTGAACTCAAAGTATTAAGACGTAATAAAAAAGGGGACGCAAAAGTACTCATATCACCTCTCCAGCATGCCTTCCATGTGTCTCATTCTGACAAAGGTGCTCCTGTATTTATCTTGGTTTACGACCCCTCTACACGCACCATAAAGCTTTTTGACGGCGGTCAAACTCCCAAACTCCGCGATAATACGAACTTAGATGATGGACCTCCACCCTTGTATGAGGGCCCGCTGCCCGGTCTGCAGCTCTGGGCGATCGTGGAACTTCAAAAACTCCCAAACTCCGCTAAAAACTAACCCAATTACCTAGCATCTTGGATCCTGGAGCTACAGGGCCCGGCGCCCGGTGCGCAGCTCACGGAAGTTCAGGGAAAAGTTATCCACAAAAATTTTGTGAGAGGGGTTGTAATAGATGTCATTAGGTGTTATATTATATATAGAAATAGAAAGGTACTTATGGTAAATTTAGAGCAAGACGATCATTTAGTATCTGCATTAACTAGAATAGCAGATGCATTAGAAGATAACACGGATATACTTCGTGGTATAAAGAGGCACTATGATGGTGTCGTACCAGTCATGGAGAGAAATGCAAAGCGTGTGGAAAAGGCACACATAGAAGCTGTTCAAGAGGCAGATAGTTTCCCTGAAAAACTTAAGAGTATATTCTCTACGAATTAGGAAAACTCCCAAACTCCCACTATGTATAAGACTTAGATAGTGGGGGTTGGTATAGTTGCTCCTGTAGCCCGGGCGCCCGCGGGAACTTCGCAGCGCTCGTTTCGACAAAGAATGGCGGAGAACTGGGAAATAAATTTTTGGATTACCTGTTGACAAACGCTGCTGCTGGATCTAATGTGAGCTGGTAGAATGAGAAAGGACGGTACTTATGGATTGACTAATGATGTTAATACCAGTAAAATTAGCGGTTTTCTGCTTTTTTATATGGTATATATTTATGTATAGTGGGTAAATGCACCTGCTACGCAGCCCAGGCCTTCCAGGCAGCAGGAGCCGCCAGGCAAACTCCGGAAACTCCTGACATGGACTGACTCGATCAATTGATAGGTCCTTCTCCTGACAGGGCGCGCCGGGCAGCAGCATCCGAGTGGATCCTGAGAAAAGTAAAATAGATATCCACAACTTAATGTGGGAAAGGATTTACATGACTCCACTTTGATGATATAATGATGATAGTTATATAATAGAGTATAGTTAGTGGCCAAGATGCTAGCATAATAAAACAAGTACTCGATGAGGCAAGATAAACTTGGGAAACTTCGGCTCTTGCCTCACAAACTCCAAAGACTCCCAACAACGATCACAACGAAAGATGGGCATTGCGTTGTCCAGCCCGGGCCCTTCATCCAGTTCCTGTCAGGAATAGTTATCCACAACTTAATAAAGGTGCGTCACTTTGTCGCATTGTTATTCTTATAATAATGTGCATATTAGTAGTATGAAACTTTGTGATGATTGTGAAATATATGTTGCTGAAGATAGTATTATTTGTCCTTGTTGCTTAAATAGTATTTCGGATAAACAATTACCTTTAGACCAATTAATAGAAAAGCAAGATACTAGAGCAAAGCAGAAGTTATATGAATTTCGTTCACATAACTATCAAAAGAATAGACATAAGATATAGGAGAAATAGAATGATTGACTACTTAACATTTATAGAAGAATTAAAGACTATCAAGAACCAAGTAATGCAACATGGTATTACTAACTACCCACACATTGACTCACTCATTAAGAAGTATGAGGATAAAGTAAAACAAAACGAGGAGAAATAGAAATGACAAAGAATGAATTTAAAAGAATAGTTAAAAAAGGTTTCTTTAGCTGTAAGTGGATAAAGAACGATGGATCAGAAGGACATGTCAAACTAGGTGTACTAGGTAAGTTAGGTTATAGGTTTACTCAAGAGAAAAGAGTAACTGAACATCCTAACTATGTGTTAGTGTTCAAGATTAATAGTAGAGCCAAAGAGGACTTCCAACGTTGGGCTAATGTTAATCCTAATACTGTGTTTGAAATTAATAGACAAAGTTATCCACAATGAATTTACCAATGTTCTTATTAAGCATATCATTATTATGGTGTTGTGTTATATATGTTGTATTAAATACTTAACAAGGAGAAATAGAATGACTAATAAATCTAATGAAATAGTTCCAGTTAAATCAGTTAACAATGTGGACATAACACCAGTATTCAATGAGATAATAGAGTATGCCAAAGACCAAGCAACTGTTGGCAATCTTGAGTCTATCATCTCATCTGTTCCTACTAAAGATAGTATGGATTGGAAGTTGATTAGTGGTGTACTAATGAATTCAGTTGTCGAGTGGGTTGTTGAGAATAAAGACAATCAAGAAGTTAATTCCATTGACTTAATCAAACACTTACAAACTGATGTAGGTTATCTCTTAAAGAGATTAGGATTAGCGACTTAGTCATCGCTATTTCTAGGGATAGTGGTTTCGTTACAACTGTAATTGGCCACCCCACTATCCCTACCTCCCAAGCTCCCACTACATATAGTGGCTGTGCATAGCCTGTGGATAACTTGCGCCCGGGACCACAACAGACCCCCAACCCCCCTTTTCGCATAAGCATGCTTTGAATTATCTAAAGGCAAGTCTGAGGGTGACAATCTCTATAAAAAATGTTATAAAAAAATTTAAAAAAAATTAAACATTTTGTATGTCATTTTTATTATCTAACTTACCGCCTATTAAGGTGTTGGTAAAAAAACAATATTTATATGACCACAAAAAGGGAAAAGGAGAATTTGTAGAAGGTGTTTGGATTAGCTGTAAATCTATCCAAGGTAGAGCGCTTTACTTTGAAACGTATCTGCCGGAATATGGTGCTTTATATGATAAGTTGCCTATCAGTGCTTTTGTTAATTCCCCTACTGATGAAGATCTTCCTTTAGAAGAACTACAACTGTGGGATGCGTTTAGTTACCATCTCACTATCATCGAAAAAGCTTCTCTTTCTGGGGTTAGATGTAAATACCTTGCACCATCTAAAAAATGGTACTATGGTGAATACCTGTTTACGATTGATAACGCTCATGCGGATACAAATACCCTTAATGTAAATTATTCAGAGGTCCCAGAAGAGCACAAATCGTTTAACATATTAGAATTGGACAACGGACACTTCGCTGCCCAACCGAATAACCGTGTCA